GAGGACCATCCCCTGTTTCAAACCAAGCTGGGTGAGTTACTCTCACTCTATTATTAGGTAACGCAACTATGTTACCAGTATACTTACCTGCGTCTAACAGCTCTAAAATATGAGACTGTTTGTGTTGTGCAGGATCGTCTGCTACTTCATTATCTGTGTAGTCAACAGTGAAGTAATACTTAGCTGGGTAAAATTCCCCGTCTATCTTTGCTATCCAAGGAGCTGGGCTTGCACGTTCTATCTTATAAACACTGTGTGTGTGAGACATACAGTCCCAAGGTTGTGCTAGATAAGGTGGTAGTGCTTCAGGCCACTCTTCGTAAGCTGTGTCTGCTACTAGGGCTGTTAGAGGCATCCTAGCCCACATTGCTCCCCCATGTACATTCTGTTCTTCTTCTGAATCATCTGACTCACAGCCTGTAAATATAACCTGGAAGCTTAGAGTTCTGTTTGGCATTGTTGTTACTGCAACCACCATACAATGTAGAAACTCTCCGTGATACTCTTCTAGGTTCTTTGTGTACTCTCGTCTTACCCATGCCTTAAAGTGAGGTATGTTACTTTGTAGATACGGCATTATGTTTCCTTCGCAAGTCTGCTTTAGCTTTTCTGAAGAGTTCCGCTATGGTTGTCTTCTTCATAACTTTAGCACGTTGTTCAGCTACCGTCAATATCTGAATCTTTCTTGCGTAAGGTTTATCTATCCGTTTTACTTTAGCTATTGTAGCTTTTGCATCTGCTACAGTAGCAAACTTAATGGGTACGGTATCTTTAGGGTTCTCGTCTGTATATAACCTACGACCAGAACCTTTAGGTTTCTTACCTGTTCCTAGCTTTGGGTCTTTTTGCTTTGCCATTAACCATACCCTTCAATGTCTTAGCTTGACCTGCGTGTAGCTTAGAGGCTTTATTCAAACCCTTGATAACTTTCTTAACTTTACTTTTGTTTTTATTTGTTAATGCCATTATTTAAACATGCCCCCTTTACGCATATCATTGTTACCTGACTTCTTAGTCATACGGCCCTTACTGAATTGAGCAAAAGTTCTACCCTTCATGGCATCTTTGCCAAAAGTCTTCAACATCTTTAGGTCACTAGCTTGCTTTTGACCTAGCTTATACATTGCAGCTTTTCTTTCAATCTCAAGTGCAGCAAGCTCTTTTATCTGTTGTTCCGCACCACTTGTACCAGAGTCTTTATATCTGTTTAGGATACCTGCTTTTAGTTTAGCAAACTTTTCCTTCGCCTTTCTTACTGCTTTTGCTGCTGCTGCGCTTGCTGCTTCATACGCTACTACTGATGATGTCATAATTGTTTATATCCTTTTGATGTTATAATTACTTAAACATACCACCTTTACGCATGTCATTGTTACCTGATGGAGCCATGCCACCACTTTTAAAGAAGCCCATCTTATTACGTACAGCAGTAGGTAGTTTCTTTAAACCAGTTTGGTTTTTTTTAGGTTGTGTAAGTCCACCCTTAGCCAGCTTATCCCCCGGATTACTTTTTGTTCTACCCAAAAACTTTTGTTCACTTCTAGGTTTAGTTGGAGTGACCTTAGCTTGTATAGCTTTTTCTATTAAGTTACGTTCTTCAGGACTTTGTGCAGCATCTCGCAATCGTTTTAATTGTTCAATAGGCATTTTACCAAGGGCTGCTGCACTAGGTAAATCAGCCATAGGTCGTAGTGCCTTTGTCCCTCTAGTAGAAGGATCATTAGGTCTACTAGCTCCTATAGGTGTACGGCGTCCTCTAGGGAGTTTTGATGTTTTCGGTGCTAACGTTGACTCTGCCATTTTAATTTCCTTTAGTTTTAAACATGCCGCCCTTACGCATGTCAATATTACCAGTACGTTTATTAGGCATCCCACCCATACTGAAAGGACTACTTGGTTTGTAACCTTTAAATTCTGCACGATCACGATTAGATTGTGCAGATGCTCTACCTATCTTATCTACTTCTGTAGCATCTTTAGTAGTTAAAGTAGCTAAACGTTTTTCTGCTGCAACTAATTGAGTTTTTTCTGTAGCAGTTAACTTTTCTTTGTCTTTTAAATTACGAATAATAACTTGTAACTCTGTCTTATCCTTACCTGCAATAGCAGATGTTGCTGAAGTACGACCTCCAGTACGATTAATTTTTTTACCTGTAGCTGCCTTTGCTCTTTCTGCTGCTGTTTGTTTTAGAGTACGTCCAAATATACCCTTAACTACTTTTGATCCTGCTGCCATTACTTTATTCCTTTACCATTTTACTTTGTGTGACCAATAACGAGCACTAAGCTTACTAGGTTTAGAGTCTTGTGCATTGTGTCTTGCATAATAACTTTTCTTACGAGCTTTATCTTTCGCAGTTGAAGGATTCTTACCAGCACCGCTTACGCCTTGCTGTCCAAACCTTATAAATTTATAAGTGTCACCTTCTTTAGCCATTACGCAGTGTGACTTTTTAGGGTGGCTGGGTGTACGTTTAGGTTTATTTACACCAGACAGCCCTTCAGCTTTCATTTTAGTCTTAACTCTTTCGGGTATTGCCATCAATCCATCCTTCTTTACGCATAGCCCACTCTACGTGCTCTAAGGTAAATGGTTTACCGTAATGGTTCTGCACTGCTTCACGTACATAGAATACATCACTGTGGGGAATATGTAAGTTTTCAAGATTACCACGCAATACGTGCCTATAGAACTCTTCAAGAACATTGTCTGTCCTTAGTTTTACTGATTTCTCTGTCATTGTCAATACTTTTTATGTACAAATGTAAATAATACTCGCTTAACAGCGATTATTCTACATGTATAGTTATAAGATGTGTCACTTAAGTGTATCACTGTACGTGTATACTTATATGTTATTATACATATATATTATTTATAGGTAAGTATATATAGTTTAAGTGTATACTGTACGTGTATCACTTATAGTGACCTACCAAACTCTCTCTCTTGTATAGTTTTACACATTTTGAATACCATGTCAATACTAAATCGTACAGTGTTAGCATTATATTTATTAATGTGACTATGTTGCACATATACTACACCCTTTGTGATCACACCTAACTACATTTGTGACCACAAATAACTGTAAACCACTATATATGTAATGTGGTTAACACCCCATTTTCCTGATCTGTGTTGGGATACATGCATATATACGTACACCCCCCCGGTGGCCCCTGCCTACCCCTCTCTCATCACCTGCGTGGCCAAGCATAATACCTTGCAGGGCTGCGGTGAGAAAACAATTGATGTCATCATCCACCATACCATACAAAGTATGAATAAAAACAATGGCTTGCTTGTCTACGACAACTGTTATGCAATCAGTTGCCACTACTAGTAGTGATATTACTGGGGGAGTTTTCACACCGAAGGTGTGTTGCAATGCCGATGCTTATTATCGACTACATCAGCTATGCTGATAGTATACCCTTACAGCTTTGCTGTACAGAACCATACCCCCCTCCTATCAATACCATTGATCAATCACATGATCCTACAAGCCGCATTAGCTCTGCCAATGTAAATCACTAAGTCCAACGTTGGACCTAACACTATCTTTGATAGTGATATATATGTCACAACTATGAAGGTCGAATGGTTCTTGGTCTCACGAGTTTAGCGCAGGGGTTTCGTAATTACTTGTAATTACTGCAACAGCGTGGGAAACGGCGGGCGCAGAGGATCAAGTGTGAGAACCAAATCCAAAACTTATACTATATTCTATTAGTTTTTAATGATAAAATATATCTCACTATTTGTGAGAGATATATATTTCTCATATAAAAACAGAATATAGATAAAGGGAACTACCAAATGGCAAATCTTCAAATCCAAAACATTTCAACCTTGGAAGATCAAGGCAAAGCTCTTGCAGAGCAATGGTCAGTTATCACCAAAGGTGAAACAAAACGCTTCAATGCTTCTACGAAGACTGAGGGCTTTGATACCTTGCTTGGCAAGTTAATGGTTGAGCTGAAAGCTGAAGGTGGCGAAAGAATTGCAAGCCAAAGGCTTAGAGAATGTCATCTTCATCTGATCGACAAACGGCGTAGGGCTGAAGCCATGTGGTTTGTGGAGAACGAAGATGCTTGCCGTAAACATATTGCTGAAAGCAAGAAAGGCTTTACTTCTCTTACTGCTTTGCAGAGATCCATGAAACCTAGTAAGCCAAAGGCTGAAGCTGAAACTGATAACAGCGAAGCTGATGTTAAGTCCAACGTTGGACCTACTGAAGAACCTACGGTTGTAGTCACAAAGGAACTGGTCTTTGACAAGCTCGTTGCAGTTTGCAGAGCAAATAAGATTGATCTTCTTGATATTGCAGAAATGCTTATGTCAGTTGACACTGTCAGTGAAACTGATATAACTGAAACAAAGGTAGCAGCTTAGGCTGTTACCACTAACTTGAAAGGTACAATGTATGAAATACATTCAGCATAATAGTATAGCTAAAGCTATGCCAACGGCTAATCAAACACGGTTGCAGAAGTTGCAAGCACGTTTAGACGATGCACGAAAGATGGCTACGTTCAGTGCTGGTGCTACTATATACAGAGTATATAATGCCGATGGTAAGTTAGTTGAGTTCAGTGAAGATACTGGCTGGGTTGACAAGGTTGAGTAACACTAGTAGTACAGTTATATTAAACACTGATACTTTAGTGAAGTGTTTAAATATAACATGTAATACAGTAAGTGAAAAGGATTATAAAATGTTAGTTGGTAAAAGATCAATGATGTCTGGCACTCTAAATGAAATGAACATAGAAGTGTCTGAAAAGCAGATTACATTGTGGATGGAAGGCGCACTCATACAAGACGTTATGCCCAATCTGTCTGCTGATGAACGTGAGTTCTTAATGACAGGTATTACACCTTCTGAATGGATAGAAGAGATTTCTTAGTCCAACGTTGGACCTAACTTAAAGGATAAATACAATGTATCAACGTGATGTAAATGAGATCAAAGCCTTTGTAAAATGGCGTGGACCTGATGCCTTAGTCAACACTGGCTTATTCGTATTGCTTACAATACAAGCTGGCTTGTCTACTGTTAAAGGTAGCATGGTCAAGGTTGAACGTGACGTCTATCAAGCTGACTGCCTATGGGGTAAAAAAGCTGAAGGTTATGAGTACCTAGTAGACTATGCCGACTACCTATATGCTAGGTTGTATGCCATAGCTGACAAGTATGGCTATGATAGTCCTACGGGCTGTCAAGAAATCATACGACTGTTTATCAACGTGCCTAACCTTGGCATGGTCAAGGCTGCATTTTTTGCACAATGCTTAGGCTTTAATACAGCCTGTTTAGATAGTCATAACCTTACAAGGTTTGGTGTGCCTAGTAGTGCCGTCAAGCTAAACATGAAGGCTAAAGAACCTACTATACGCCGCAAGATAGCAGAGTATGTACAGTTATGTCATGATCTGCGTAAGCAATCGGCATCAATACCAGATCAATCATCAGCAGAATACTGGTGGAATAGCTGGTGCTACTATGTAGCTGGCAATCGTGCCAACCGTGCCTTAGATACTGGTGACGTAGTGTCTAGGTTTCACGTTGAATGTATAACATATGGATTTGAGTAATGATAAAAAAAGTATCTGTGGGGATTGTAAATCCTGTGGCAAAGGCTATGTTGCAAGAGCGCAAAGCCCCACAGGTAGTACTGCCTAAAAAAGGTGGTAAAGCTAAACGTAACAGACGAAAGGACAAGTATGATGCAATACGAAATGCAGAACTTCATCAAGATGACTAAGGCTAAGTCCAACGTTGGACCTAAACCAAAGCGTGATGAATGGAAGCGTAACCGTAAGGTTGCAAGGAATACCAAGTTGCAATTGCAGCATGGCACTACTAACTTTAAAAGCAAAAGGATAGCTTAACATGGCAACGTACATGATATACCAACGTAAGAAATCACAAGCTGTGATGGAACATATCAACAATAAACCTAACAGTGTATACGCTAGTGCATACTTTGCACTTGGTATGCCAACTTGGGATACAGCAAAGACTGCTGTTGAAGATGCCTTGTACCACGATATGTATGAGCCTACTATAGTTATGCATGACAAGTCTACTATAGGTAACAGAACGCCCTTTGAAGCTATCTTTGATGAGGGTAACGGCTATGGACTAGGGGACATAACAACATACCCTATTGCCAAGCCATCAAGTATGTCTGTCGGTGATCTACTGGTAGACCTAACACGAAACCAAACACATCTATGTATGCCGACAGGTTGGTACGAAATAGATGTAACACTTAAACTTAACGTAGCATAGGAGAAACCAGCTATGACCAACACTAACACAACAACCCGCCCACTAGTTAAAGCAATCAAGCCTGAGTTGTATGCCAAGCATACATTTCACATGAAGAAAGCTGAGAAGTTTACGTACAACTATGCAGTTTTAGATGACTACATAGTAGAGAACTATGCAGGTAAAACCATAAAACAAATTGCAAGTGACATGAATGAGTACTATCATCGTGTTCAATACCGTGTAACAGTTCTTGAAACTGCCAAGTTAATCGAACGTAAACGTAACACAGAGCGTGGCTTGCTTGTTCGACAGCGTAAGGTGTTGGTCAAGTGGATCAAAGAAGTAGATGCAAAATTACAGGGAGTAGCATAATATGTTTATTATATTCGCAACTAAAAAACTCAACGATGGCACTAAAGGCTTTCGTTTTAATGTACTTGGACGTAAAGGATTGTACCGTAAGCGTACCAGTAAGACACGTAGAGGTATAAGTAGTGGTAGTACTATGACAGGCTATCACTATGGCAAACGTAGCTTGTACTTAGAGCATGGGTACAGTATCAGAAAACTACAACACTTTGCAGGATAGGAGAGATAACATGGCTAACACTAAAAAAACTGAGGCAGTAGAACTAACACCTCATGAGCAATGGCAGATTAAACGTGAGGCTAGGATGGCAAAGCGTAATGCCTCTGCATCTTCACTGTCTGAAGGTCAGATCAAGTCACTGAAGGATGCTTACATAGCTATACGTCATGCTGACTTCTCATGTCATGAAATGTACATGGTAGATGCTCAAGACATGATTGCAATAGACAAGGCTGAAGGTAATCTACGTCAGTGGTTCCCACAGATAACTGAGGACGCAGTGTCTGAGTTAACTTGTACATGTGATGAGGATTAACCTATGGCTGTAATGGCATATGATGTGACTATTGAGGTAGACGGTACAGTGTCAGTCGTTAAGTTAGATGACACGTACCCCGCTGTAAATAACTGGGCCACAGCAACTGAGTTTGCAATACACATGGCTATGTTTAATCATCCAGATGCACAGATAGAATTTGTAGACTGTGCGGAGTATATACATGAGGAATACACAAGCTATGGTTACATACACCCAGCACCTATTGCCCTACAATAACGCAAAAGACGATGACCCATGTGACGATTGGTCAGGTCTACCCATACCTAAAACAAAGGATAAATGAAATGAAAACCAAGGTACATGTCAATCAATTTAAGGTAAAATCTAATGGCAAAACAGGTGACAGAGAGCCTGTGCTTACAGTTAAAACATATAAGTCTAATACCTATGCACATGAAGTACAAATAGAAGGGCCGTGTCG